AGTTGAGTTTTGATTTGGACGACGATGACATACAAGACATTCTAGTTCTTATTAAATCTAAATTGAGTAATGATGCAAAAAAGGGATTTAAGACAATGTATACAGTTCTTGACGACAAATACGAAGATAGCGTCCAAAGCCGGGATTGGACTGATTGCAATTTTATTTGTAACGAAAAAGATTTACTAGAAAAATTAATATGATCAAAAAAACTATAGAACCAACTGGAGATGTCTGTGTGAAATTCACCGAAGATGAACTGGCGCAACTCAACGTCAAACAGGGGGATAAATTCTCCATTAAAGAGACCGACGCAGGAATTTTGCTTGAAAAATTTGCCACAGTTGATATTAATTTATCTGAGCTTGACAGAGAACTAATAGAATTTCTTATTCAAGAATCTTGTGATAAAGATATTTCGGTTAATCAAGTTATTTCAGATCTTTTAGAGAAAGGACTTGAGCAATACAAACCATGAGAATCTATCACAAAGACGTTTGGGGGCTTTGGTTTTTCAAGCGTTATTCTTTCTATGTGGAGGATGAAAGCGAAGGTCTAATAGAAATATTGGTTGACAAAAATACTTGGGTACGTTATAACGTAGGAGATTTTTATGAAATATCTTGAACAGCGCGTAGAAGACTTGGAAAAAGAAGTAGCTTTTCTTAAAGCGCTTGGGTCAAAAATATCTAATAATATTGCTATTGAATCTAAAGAACTGACAAAAAGCGAATTAGAGAATACTACATCACATTTTAATATTACTCTTGATAAATATCCAGAAATAGTTGGATCCTGGGATGATTTGACTTATTCAGACTCCATAGAAAAAAAGATAGAAAAAGACTTTGGAAAAATTATTTCTAAATTTAAAATCTTGAATCACGAATGGGAAATGGATGGATATGGATATGTTATCTATAACGGCTACTTTCGTGATTTGGTAATAACTGATCACGGTAAGGTAAAAATTGTAGATAAAGATTATTTGCATAATAAAGTATCAGAATACAAAGAAACAATTCAAGAAACTCAGCGCGCTCTATCTTTAATAGAATGAAAGACTGGATAAAAATTTTAAGCGAAAAGTCTTTGGAGGGTCAAGCGATAAAAGAAAGCGAGATCCTTATAAATATTCCATTTGAATTGCGAGAAACTTGGGATAACTTTATGAGAGGAAAGACTTGTCCTGTACTTGACGATGGGGATTATGGAGTTTATAGCTGGGATTTAACTCAATTTTTGCAAAAATACAAATGATTAATAGCGTAATTATAACAAATCTTTCAGATGCGGTTTCTGCTTCTTTTAAAGAAGGAAAAGAAAACGTTTGGATATCCGCTGTAGACGAAGAGGATAGAAATAAGATTCGCGTGATGAAAAAAAATTTCACAAAACGAAACATTCCACATTTCGTTCAATATTTTTATGATTGGTCGGATGAGGATAATGACGTTTATATTCAAAAATATCTAGAAGAAAAAGGACCAAGGGAACAACACGTCAACAGTATTATATCTTTTTTACAACCAATTGTGGAGTCTGATAAAGTATACAATCTTGGGATCAACTGCTTTGCTGGCGTTTCCAGATCAACTGCAATAGGAATTATTGTTTGGGTTATGCAAGGAAAATCTCCAGTAGAAGCTCTTGATGAAATAATTACTGTTCGTTATCAAGCTTGGCCAAATTTACGTATGCTTAAATTTGCCTCAAAAAGACTTAATCAAGATTTAGTTACTCCAGTAAAACAATGGAAAGAGCATCAAGGAGGCAATTTGTTTGTTCCTCATGGTGGATGGGTTTGGTAAGGAATTATATATTTTAAAATGATTACAAATACATTTATTAATATCGAAAAAGCAATCGAGCTTGTAAATAAAAAAAGCACTACGGTGGATCAACTTTGCAAGTTTTTGTACGATGATATTCAAAAATATCAAGACAGTCGAGAAAGTTTTTACATGAAAGAATTTAAAGAATTATGTGAAGACGGAGAAGTTGAACCTAATTCTTATTATTTTGCTGATGGATATGCAAACACAATGCTAAAAAAAATCCAAAAAGACGTGAAGAAATTTTCAATTGATTATGCTAACAAATCTATTGATCTTGTTTTGGATTCAGTGAACGAAAATAAATTCAAAACCAAAAAATCATCAAATAATCTTTTGGTTTTATTGGATACTCTTAAAGAGATTAACGAAGAGATCTAGCAATTCCAGCTAGATTGTCCATTGCAATTGCTAGTTTTTGACGAGCCCAACCTTCAAGATGATTTCCGGAAGCACAGTGGGAGGCAATTTTCATAATAGATTCGCGAATTGAATTTAAATTATCAATATCCATTTCGTGGTCTTCGTCGCATCCACAGCTTTCTTCAGAATCCATGACGCCAATTGAAACAGGTACTCCAGTTGTGTCTTTATCTTGCGGCTCTACATCGCTAACTTCAGAATCGATCATATCCATGCTAACTCCTGGAGCTGGCTCATTCATTGGACCAGCACTAACTACTTCATTTGGTTCAGTGGTAACCATTTCTTTATCAGAAGGAATGGTTTGAGTTTTTTTAGAAATCGAGAGATAAGCTTCTTCGAGAAGTTCAGAGTCTTTTTTAGTTAGCATATATTTATTTATCTATATTGTGAGTTTTTATTTGCTATTAACAAATATTTTTAACGCGTCAGCAATATACTTCTAGTAATATTTTTTTATATACATTACCAACTTGCAATTTGACGCCACGCTCCCTCAGCAAATATTTTAATATTGTTGTCTTCGTTATTAATTACAGTCTGTCCTTCTCTACCGCCAGAATAGTCTCCAGTAGTAGGTTTAAACAGAGCTCCGTTTCCTGGAAAAAATTCAGGCCCTAGTATTTGACTTGTAATAACAGGATCAACAATAGCAGAAAGATTAGGCACTACCTGTACATATGTAGTATTTCTTGAATATATTTTAGCATATGAATCAGTATAACATTCGGTGCCGCTAGTTGAAGGAACGAGATTCAAATCAAGAAACATTGGTTTTGGGCCCGAAATGTTTGGTGTCCGCATACGAATAGCAGAAAGCAGACCGTAGTCAGTTGCAATTTGCGAAACAGGAAAAAAGTTATTTGAAGTTCCGCTATTGTCATAACCATCAATAATAAAAAACAATTTAAACGACGAAAACGCACCAAAATCAGATGATACGAAAGCAGTAAACTCGATATGATGTCTTTGTCCTACTGCTGGAAATTCTGCTACTTGCACCCATTTACCATTGGGATTAAAATATTGACGCTCAGTAAGTTGTGGAACTATAGCGTTGTAATATCTAGTATCTAATGTTCCTACATTGGCAACCTGGTCGCTAAGAACAGACGATGCATTTGGAGCAGTAATTGTGCCATTAATTGTAATATTACCTGAAACGGTTCCTCCGCTTGTTGGAAACATGTTAGACCAATTTGCTGAACCAGATTGAACATTGGAATATACAGAATTCCAATTAGCTGAAACGTTCTTAGTGGAACTATAAACAGAATTCCATTGATTAGAATTTCCTTCAGAATCCCAAATTGTGCTACTGGCACTTATTTCGCCTTTAACTGTAAATGTCTTATTTGGAGTAGATGTTTTAACACCAACGTTTGGATATGTAGAGTTGACACCCCCGACATGCAACATTTCAATTCCTTGATCAATATCATTAAAAGATGCAATATCCCCAGTACCATTATTACCAACCCATATTGCAGGCCCCGCACCAATATGCACAACGCTCAGCGAGCTTGTGGTCGAAAAAATTGTATTAGCAAACGTTTGAGTACCTGTTGAAGTTAGATCACCAAAGATTGTTACGTTTCCGTCAATTCTTCCGCCAGATAAGGCAAAAAATTTATTGTTAGTAAAATCAATTGTAGCATACGAAGCGGAATTTGATTTTACGTTAGAATATACAGAATCCCAATTAGCAGAAGTTGATTTTACAGAACTATAAACAGAATTCCAATTAGCAGAAGTGTTGGCAGTAGAACTATAAACAGAATTCCAATTAGCAGAAGTTGACTTTACACTAGAATATACAGAATCCCAATTAGCAGAAGTTGACTTTACACTAGAATATACAGAATCCCAATTAGCGGAAGTATTCTTAGTAGAACTATAGACAGAATCCCAAGTAGCAGAAGTCGTTTTTACTGAACTGTAAGTGGAATTCCATTGATTAGAATCTCCGTTGGGATCAAAAATAATATTATTTGCGCTTATCTCACCGTTTACTGTAAAGGTTTTATAAGGAGTAGTAGTTCTGATACCAACTTTATTAGTACTAGAATCAACAAACAGCGTATCGTTATCGACTTGTAAATTGTCTTCGATGATACTATTACCAGAAAGATACACGCTTCCTTTTACAATTAGATCATCTTCTGTGATGCTATTACCAGAAAGGTAGGTATTTCCTCTTACAATTAAATTACCAGTAGCGCTAACATTTCCAATAACTGTTAATTTTTCATTTGGGGACATTGTTCCCAAACCAACGTCTCCGTTGTCAGCAAAAATAATATCATCGCCGTTATTATCAATAAAATGCGCAATTGGCTGAGATCCTGATTGTGCGACTCTGAGGGCTGGTCCAGTGCCTACATTTGAAATGTCTAGCGCTGATGTAATATAAACAAACGTGTTAACTTCTGTTGTATCACCTAAAACGGTTAAATTTCCTTGAATTGTCACATCTTCTCCAAACGTTGCATTAGAAGCATAAACGTTTCCTGAAGCAGAAATAGAAGAAAGCGTTGTTACGTTTCCGTCAACATAAAACTCCCCTTGAAACGGAGATTCTGGAGAGGCAATTGGATCATAAGCAGAATCTGGATACAATCCATCTCTGTCCGTAGGCTTTGTATGGTGATTGTGCCTGTGAAATTTGTTGTGAAATCTATTAGACATTGATAATCTTAATTATCAAAAAAAGTTTTAAAAATCTTAGGATCCAACTCTTCTAGTTGAGAAATTAACACTTCCATAGCAAGTTCGCATTCTTTTTTAGAAGAAAAAGAATCCGCAAATAATTCTATGATTGTGTTTTCAATTAAATCTTCAACTATTGCTTCAATTTCGTGTTGTTTGCTGTACATAAAGTGCTCGTAATTATCTCTTCATGAACATAATTAAAGGTTAATGGAAGGAGAATTTTAAAAAATGGCCTCAGAAGCTAACAGATTAGCCACACTTGCTGACCTGCGAAATAGTACTGCTACTTGCAAACAAGGCAGTAGCAAATACAATTATTATTTAAAACAATATAAATCCCTTGGTGGGACCGTTAATGGAGCAGCTACAGGTGATGATTTTTCAGAACCTAATAATAGTCATTGGATGATCGTTCAAGCGCAGCAACGAGCAAGAAAATCAAACTATATTGCTGCGGGAATTGCACAAGCTTCAACAAATATTTCATCTAGTATTTCAAATACAGGTGATGAAATTTTAGCTGAAGTTCAGGGGTGGAAACAAACAATGAGCAAAACCCTTGAACCTGTTTCGACTGCAATGGGATCTCATGTTGATACAGCAACAGCCATTGTTAAAAATCCTTTATTAGCTCCTCAGCTTTTAGGAAATTCTTTAGTTCAGCTAGTAGACAAAGTTAATCCAAATTTCACAAATGAAATGGATGGAGCTTTTAAATCTGTAAATTTGGACAACCTACAACACCTTCCAAGCAAAGTGATGGGAAGTGTTAGAAACTTAGCAACAGCTGCTGATGCAATCCTATCAGTTCCTTTTGAAATTACTTCTGACATATACAACGGTTTGATGGAAATTTTAGATGCAATTGGAGATTTGATTGACAAAATGATGAGCGCTGTCATGGATTTTATTTTTGGTCCACAGGGATTGTTAGATAATATTTTACCAATGTCTGAGCTAATGGATTTTTTTGATGCTATTGCTGAAATGGCTTCATTTGTTGGAAATATTAGTCAACAGGCTGGAGGATTTACAGCTATCTCTGATATAGCAGGACAAGTAGGCGATTATGCTTCAGATGCATCTTCAATTTTAGGCAATCCGGAACAGCTTGCATTATCCTATATTCCTCAACAAGCAAGCATTGCTTATTCTGAAGGAATGGGATTTCTTCGTGATCCAGAACAATATTTGCAATCCGCATTGCCTCCAGAAATTAGCAAACAAATGCAAAATATCAGCCAAATTCCTGGATTTGGATTTGTCGGTAATTATGGGTTCAGTATCGGAGATACGCTGGATACTTTGTCTAATGGAGTTTTTGTGACAGCATTAGATAAATTTTCTGATAAAGCAGGATTTCTTGGACCTCTTTTTAACAAGCAAGCTCCTCCTCCAGATGTTGACAATCAAGAAAATTATCCAGATACTTTTGAACAACCAAAAGTTGGAGTAAATTCTACTGCTCAAGGAATACCAGCTGTTGCAGACACTTCTTCTTATAAAGTGCTGCCATCAGACAACCAACCAGAATTAAATGTGCAAAATTTAAATAAAAATTCATCAAATGCCTTATTAGGAGCTGCTCCAGAAAAACCTTGGCTCACTAAAACTCCAGTAGAAAGCGGAACTGGACCGACAATTAAAAATGCTAAAAATTTAAAGAGTTCAACTATTACTGCCACAATGCCTGCTGAAGATAATACGTATCCTGTAACAGGAGGCTCGGTAACGATACCAAGCTCTTTTAATTTACCTCCGCGTTGAAATAAAATTTAATAATTTATGCAAGTATACAATTCACATTATTTAGGAATGGTTATTAATTCTGCAGATCCTGAATACAGAGGAAGAGTGCAAGTATTCATTCCTCATATTATGCCGACTCTATATGAAGGTTGGAATAAGGATGGAAAAGATATCGACATTTCTTGTGTTGGAAGTAATATTCCCGATGGATTGGATCCAATAGTTCATGCACGGTTATGTCAAATTTTACCGTGGGCTGAAGCAGCTTCTCCGATTATTGGATCTTCTGCTCCAGGTAATTTATTTTCAGACGTTGCTCAAGGCGTAGTAAACGCTGCTAATGCTGCTGTAGGAGCTGTGCAAAGCTTATTTGTTCAAACGCCAACTGCCGGCCCTTTTACTCCTTCCGGAGTAAGCGGAGAAGATTTAGCAAATACAGCAAAAAGTATGGTTGGTGTATCCACAGTAGACATTCCAGGCACTCGAGGAGGGAATGTAGGTTGTGCTGCAGCAGTTAGTTTAGTATTCAATAAAGCTACTGGACAAGATATAATTCCTGGACAAACAATTGTTTTGAGTACATCTCAGTTATATCAACATATGTCCAACAGCAAAGATTGGGTAGTCGTACCAGCTAATCAAGCTCAACCAGGAGACATTATAGTTACATCATCAAATTCTAGTACAGGAGCGAATGGCCACACTGGCTTTATTCAAGAAAATAATGTTATTACGAGCAATAGTAGTAGCGGGTTTACTGGTACAGTTACAGATCCTTCTGCAAGAGGAACTTTGCAAAACAATTACACTCTGAATTCATGGAACGAAAAAATTACACCAAGAAATGCAGCTCAAACAGGGATATTCCGATATGTTGGTTTGACAAGCACGTCAACTAATTTTCCAAAACCATCTACAGGAGCAGAACAAGGATCCAGTAGCGGCTTGCAGGCAGCTCCAAACGAATTAGCTAAAGCAGATGCAGCAACGGCAACTACCGCTCCAGCCCCTCAAACAACAATATCTGCGGGAGGACAAGGAATATCCGGAACCATTAGTGGAGGTGGAACTGTAAGTACGACCACAGCAAGTCCAGGAATGAAAGCAGCTTTAGCTGCAATTGCTCAAGGAGAAAGCGGGTTTAGCGTAAAAGAAGCAAATACTAATTTTTACAACGCATTGGCCGGTCCAGGAAGAAACGCAAACGTTGTTAGAGAATACAACATTAATGGTGGAAATTTAGCTGACGCTCAAGCCAAATATGGTGATTATGGGTTTTTTCAAGCAAATGACGCTACCGAAGGACAGACAGTATATAATTATTTAAAAAGCCAAGGCAAAGACGAGACAACAGCTCAATATTACAGAGATGCTATAACTAACAGCAAAGGTACAGGAAATTTTTCACTTCAAGATCAAACTCAAGCAGCAGTATATTTGTTTGCAGGAGATAGAAAATTAGCAGGAACAAAAGCCGCTTTAGATCAGCTTGATCCAAATGATCCTAATTTCAAACAAAAAGCTGCAAATTTAATAATGCAGCACAAAAATAAATGGTTTGGCATTGACGAGGGCGTAGCAGCTGGTGCAACAGACCCTAATAGCTCGTCTTTTGCTAAGATCAACGGAACAGAACTAGTAAATGCCCAAAACATTGTCGCAGCAGGTATTTCTTCTTCTGTAGTCAACAACACAGACGGTAATGGAAGAACACCAGTTATAAACACAAACGATATGGCAAACGGACTATTTGCTTATCCAAATCCAGGAGCAATGGTTTGGGTATTTTTTAGAGAAGGTAATCCACTCTTCCCTGTATATTTTGCGGCTAGCTATAGTTCTGCAGAATGGAAAAGCGCATACAGAGGAGGAAGTCCAGCAGTTGGACAAGACTATGACAAGTCAGGAATAAGAGGAACAGGATCAGTCATGAAGCTTGGCCCAGAAGGAGGAATCTTGTCTCAGAATCGCACCAATATAAATGATCCGTTAGATAGCGGTTCATCGCTTTCGTTGTTCCACGGAGAAGGTTCAAATATCACATTTAAAAATGGTTGTGATTTCCATTACTCAAAAAATAATAAAAGAGACGAAGTTGAAGGAGATAAATTTGTTATAACAAGAGGATACAAAGAGCAATGGGTTGAAGGAGACGACAGCTTAAATGTTAGAGGAAACGTGATAGTAAAAGTAGGAAAATTTGATCAAGAAGCTCTTGATGCTATGAAATTTATTTCAGATTTTTCAAACGAGCTAAATCAAACCCTTATGCAAAACTCTAAAGCTTGACTTGGAAAATTTTTAAATTTGTTTAAATATTGTTATAATGACTTCCAACGATCCAAATAAGTCTCTTTACGATAAAAGTCAAAAAGACATAGCCCAGCAAACCGAAGCTCAAAGACAATCATCTGGAAACGTTGCTCAAAAAAAAGCTAGTGATCAAAAAGTAGTCAGTCAGCAAAAACTAGAATCAGCTAATGAACCTAAATCAAAAGGTGTTCAAGGCTCTGCTGAACAAAGGGAGGTAACCTGCCCAACTTGCGGAGAGCAAGCTAAAATTAAAGACAGGGTTGCAGGTAAAAGATATTTTAAAATTCCGTTTCTTAGTTGGAAGGTTCCTAGAATATGGGAAACTGTTGTTCCGGCTAAAACCTTTGATGAAAATACAGAAGTTTGCGGAGCTTGTAAGGGAAAGAAAAAAATCAAAGACGTTACTGATGATTCAGCAAAATACAAACAAGTTCAGCAAAAGCTCGAACAAAATTCAGAAAAGCTTTTAGAAGCAGAGGCAAAACTTGGTCTTGGTGGATCTCGTACAACGTTTATTGCAGGCAGCGAACTACTCAATGTTGGTTTGGGTTTTAATAGAAATAAAACATACGAGCAAATTAAAGACGGAGGAATTGCTCCTTCTGTAGGAGGAGGAGAAGGAAAACAAAAAATTCCTCAAGCAAATTCGAAACCATCAACAGCTACAGTTGGCAAACAAGGGCAAATTGCTTGGCCGCAGCATGTAGGAAACTATACAATCAAATGTGCGAATAGTTTTAAATTGCTTGCTGGTGCTGGTGGAATAACTCTTGCAACAAACGGACCTTTAACGATAAGTGCTGGAATTATGAGATTTTCTGGTCCTCAATTGTCTATTGGAAGCTCAACCGGTCCTTTAACTCTCGAAGGAGAGTCTGTTGTAATGACAGGAAAGCACGTAGCAATTGCCCCAACTGGAGGACAAGCAGTTGTTAGAGGAAGTATAGCACATACAGGCAATTGTGTAACTATCGGTCACACTCATTCTGAGGGCATATCATTTATAAAAGCTACTGCTGTCGGAGCGCCTAAACAATCTTCTACAGATAAAGCAAACATGGACGTCTTACAAACTCAACCAGCAATTTGGGGAGGTCTTGGAATTAAAGGAATAGTAAACAGCATTTTAGATTTAAAACTATTTTATGATACAGTTCCAGCAAATTATGAAACTGCAGCTCAGCGTTTGGTTTCGCCGGCTGAAATGGTCAACACCAGCGACAGAATGGCCACTCTCAGCAAAATGATGATGCCATTTGAACCAGCTCCGGTTGGCGTAGCTATAATACCTGGTACCCCTCCTATTACTATACCGGTATATCTTTATCCACACATTCACGGCATGCCGGCAATGCAGCATCAACACGATACAAAAGTTCCAGATATTCAACTCGTAGACACGCCAGAACAACTAAGAGCACAAATTAATAACTCCTCTCTTGAATCTGGAGCTCCAGCGGATTTGCAAAAAGATAGCGCATCAAGATCCAAAGAAGAAGCAATGGGAATACCAGCTCTAGCTGCAAATATCAAAAAAGATTTAACTGAATCGACTTCCAGGCCTATTAAATTAGCTTAATCTTTGTGAATAGATACAAATTGGCTCAATAATTTTTGAGCAACTTCTATAGGATTTTGAATAATATAATCGACAGGCAAGCCTCTAACAACTTCTGCAAATGTTAATTGTTTTGCAACTTTGCTTCGATCAATAACCATTTCTTGTCCATTTGTAGTAGCTGACAACGTAGCAAATGCGTGTCCTAAATGCTGAGAAGTAATTCCAGGAAAGTTTGTGTCAAATGCTTCTGCAGTTATTTGATGAAATTGCGTAAAAATCAAATTAGTATATTTTTGACTGACTTTAGCTAGATCTGCAGTAGTTTGTATTGGACAAAAATTTGTCGGAAGAGCAAGGTCATGAATAGTAGGGCAAATGTAATTCTTACCAAGATATTCCTCTAGCATTTTATAGTACGGATGTGCAGGACCAGACGTTAAAGAACTGTTTAGCGTACTTCGAGTTTGATTAACAGAAGACAGTAAGGTCTGAATTGTTAGCTTAGCTTTTTCTTGATCTTCAATTATAAGATTTCGTAAAAGAGGAACAGTCAGCTGTTGGGATTCTGAGATTTCTGTAGACAAAGATTCCGTAAAAGTTTCCATACTTTAACTTACTGCAAAATTAGCTAAAAATCAAACAAACATTTCCCCTAGAAAATTTTCCCATTGTTCGTGATGTGCAGCAATATCAGATTGACCGTGAAGCTCAAACGTAGCTTTGGATATCTTTCTATAAAACGCTGGTGTAGGAGCTCCATGATGCCTCCAACGGTGTTCCATTGCTTTTAAGTGAAATGTTAGTGCTATGAGAGCTTTGGTTGCAAAATTTAACCCCACGTCTTCTGATAACATTGGAAGCACGTTCTTGGGTTTATTAAAATATTGATAAACCATTAAAGCCATTCTTTGACACTCGTCTTCTGAATCAGCAAACTTTGCAGTTATGCAAACCATATAGAGTAGATCTATAGGATTAGATAATAATATTTTATCTTTATCTATAACAACTCGAGAGCCTATTGCTTGTAAAATTAAATCTCTTGTCGTTTCCGGCTCGTTAGAAAATAATTCCTTAATAGCGTCGCACTCTTTTTGGGTATAAAGTTCTTCTATGAGAATTATCACTCAATTACTTATTATTTTGTGCTTTATAGTTTTCAATTTGTTCGACGATGAATTTAAGAATTTCCGAACGCATGATATCTTCTTTGCCGAACTCTATACAGTAAATTCCTTGATCACGAGCTTGTTCGGTATTAAAAATGTCAAACATTGGCTTAAAACCAGATTGATCTTTGTGCTTTAAGTCCGTTTGCATTGGATCTCCTAAGATAAAATACTTTGTAAACTTTCCAATGCGAGTAAGACAAGTTAATAACTCACCAAATGTGCTATTTTGAGCTTCATCAACAATAACTGCTTTAGCGTTATATGATGCTCCTCTGAGATAGTTTACAGGCATGCCCTTGACTCGTTCGTCTGCGTGTAATTTTTTAATATCTCCAGCTGGCAGTAATTCTTCTAGTTTGTCGTTTAATACTGCAGTAAAAAATTGTAACTTTTGCTCGGCATCTCCAGGAAGCGTGCCCATAGAAGTAGAAGCGCTTTCAATAATTGTTCTGACATAGACAAGATCGCTCACTTTTTTTTGATTTAGTAAAAGCAATGCACAATAAACTGAAAGAACGCTCTTACTCGTACCCGCTGGACCAGACAGAAACACCATCTTAGTATCTTTGTGTGTAGCTAATTCAATAAAAGCTTTTTGCTTTTCCGTCCAATCTAATCCTCTTAAACATAAATTAAAGTCAATTTTTTCTCTTTGATGAACTCTCGGAGAAGTGTCTTTTGTTGGTTCTTTTGCAGAAGAAGTTTTTGCTGTTGCTCTTGCTTTTGTTGGTTTTTTTAATTTTTTCATATGCTAAAAAGAAAGAGCAGCCTTTGAGGTGCTGCTCTTAAAAGTAGTTAGAATGTGTGACAGTAAGACTGACATCTAAATTTACTTATCATTATTTGTTAGCAAATTTATTTTCTTAGCTTTCGATAAGTAAAATTATGAGGCTTCCATTCGACCTTTCTGAATCTAAATTTGAGCAAGACGCAAGAGTTAAATTTTCTTTTACATCTCCAGAGCTCCACCAAAACATTGAAATCTCCATTGACGGCGAAGATACTTCTGTTGAAGCTTTGTTAGATGCATTTCAAAGATTTTTAGGAGCACTTGGAATTTGCACTCCTGAAAATGTCGTTCTTGGGTTTATTGAACTAAACGATGAAGACGAAAGCGACGAAGATTTAGACGACAAAGAATAAAAAAAGAATAAATAGTTTGAATGGACTATCGCTTAAAATTATTGTATGAGCAGATGCTCAAAGGAGAACCTGTAAAACAAATTTCTAAAGAGCAACCTAAAAGCCTAACAGAAGCTTATAGAACGGTTTTAACTGAAAGAACAGCATTTTATGCCAAAGAAGTACCTTCGGATCAAGAAATACAACCAGAAATATTAGGCTTAGATTCCTTAGGAACCGTTCCGCAAGCAGACAGAATTAAATTTTTAATTGCATCCCAAACAGCAAAGCCTGAAGTAAACAAATTAATGCTTGCTGCTGGCAACTGGACAAATGTTGATAACTACGAAGAAGATTTACTTGGTCCAATTTCAACTGAATTGTTTGCTGCTGGGTTTGGAATAAATGAAATTTCAAAATTAATTGAAAACAAATCAGTTCTTAATAATTTTTCCCAACAAGTGGCAGCAGAAAAGTTTTTTAACACGATGTCTGATTCTGTTGTTCCAAATTTAAATGCATTACTTCCAAAAATAAGCACTAGCAAGCTAAACGATTTGTACAAATATTGCTTTACGAAAAAATGCAAAATTAACGACATTGCTGTGGGGTTTGGAGAAATAGCGTTGTCGTTGTTTACTGATTGCAAAAAAGGCAAAGTTGGAGATTTAGACAGTCCAACAGCAGGAGCAATTGAAGTAAAAACAAATGGAGGAAGAATTGCTAAAAAAACACAAGTTAATACAAACTACAAAGAGTCTCTAATAGAATTTCTTAAAAATCAAGATGCTAAACAAAAAGTTAGCAAGTCAATCTCTACATTGAAACACAACGTAGAGGAACAAATTGATCGAATTAAAGAGGATAATAAATTTGTTAATGTTTTTACAAACAAATACGAAAAATATATTACCAACTTAATTGCTAGTATTGGTACAAATAACTTTTCTAAATTATATGCTAATAGCCCTTTCAAGGATGTTGTTCAAGGTAAGGCCAGCACAATTTATCAAAAAGCTTTACAGAACGGTTTTGTTGTCGGTCCCACAGAACACAGTTCTCCGGTACCTGAATCATTAAAACAATATGTGCTTGATACTCATAAACTATTGTCTCAAATTTTTAGAGACAAAAAACTTCACGGGCAATACGAATCCATACTAAGTACAAGTCAAGCTGTTGTCGATGTATCTAAATTATCCGTATGGGATTCTATTCAGTACTTCTTTTTTACTGATTTTGGTTTTACCACAAAACAATTAGCTGAAGGTTTATTGCTATTGGTTAACCCAAAGGCCAGAGCTACTGCTGAAGAATTTTTGCCAGAAATTGAACAATTTTTTAATTCTAAATATGCTAAATCTCTAAAAGCAGGAAATATGAGAGTTCTTAAGGGGTTAATTTTTGCATTACAAGTTAGTATATACGCAAAAGGTTTATTCGATTATTTATTTGTTGTAAATACCTTAACGTTTGAAGGAATTGGATTTAAAACAGGGTCATTGTTTGATTTGTTTGAAAAATTTTATAAAAATGGCGATAGATTTTCGCTTGATATTGATTTGGATCCAGATAGAGGAGGCTCAGCAATTTCAGTTAAATCAGCTTAAACTTTTATAATTACTCGTATGCTTAAAACATCCTTTCGTCAATTTTTTAAAGAATCTTCTGATCATCTTATTACAGAAGAAACTGAAGGAGTTTTAAAACACCTTACACATTTGGAGGAACTTATTCTTACTTCTAAACAAGAAGGTTTGAATATTGCTATACAATTTTTGAAGGAGCTTTATGATACGTTTAAAGGAAAAGTTGACTCAAAAACGTTTACAAGTATTAAAATTGATGGAAGTCCCGCCGCAATAGTTGGAATTAATCCAGAAAATGGAAAGTTCTTTGTATCAACAAAAAGTATCGGAAACGTTAATCCAAAAATTAACTATACCGATGAAGATATTGACAGGAATCATGGCCATGCTCCTGGACTTGTAAAAAAACTTAAGTTAGCATTAAAATATCTTCCTGCTGTTATTAAAGATGGTGTTTATCAAGGAGACTTCATGTTTGACCAAGAAGATCTCAAAAAACAAAACGTTGAAGGAGAAGATTTGATTTTGTTTAAGCCAAATACTATAACATATGCTGTCGAACAACATAGTCCGCTTGGCCAAAGAATTTTAAATTCAAAAATTGGAATTATCTTTCACACAAAATATTCAGGACCAAATTTACAAAACCTTAAAAAAAGCTCGGATGTTAATGTTTCCGAATTTAATCAAACACAAGATGTTTTTGTAGATGATGCTAAATTCAAAGACGTTTCTGGAGTTGCTACGTTCACAAAACAAGAATCTGATAAAATTCAAACGCTGATTGATGCTTCTGTTACAGCTGGAAATAGAATTAAATGGGATGATATTCCTGATAACGTTTATTCGTTTCTCAATGCTTTTATTAACAGTTTAATTCGTCAAGGAAGGTTTGTAGAAAAACCTCAAGAAGAATATGATAATTTTGTTCAATGGATTACAGCAAAAGCTAACAAAGATATCGAAAAAATGAAGACAGAAAAGGGCAAAACTCAGAAACGACAAGCTCTTAATTCATTCTTATCCAAACTTGAATCTTCTAAGATGGATATACTTAACTTGTTTAATCTTACAAAGAAGTTAGAACAAGCAAAGTCGATGTTTATTACGAAGTATAATTCTGCAATTAAAACTAAACAGTTTCTTACTCAACCGGACGGAACACTAAAAGTGACTGCTCCTGAAGGGTATGTTGCCGTAGATCATCTTGGCAATATGGTAAAATTTGTCGATCGACTTTCTTTTTCTGCAGCCAATTTTGCAATTTCAAAAGGAGAAAAGTTTAAATGAAAACTTTTAAGCAATTTTTTACGGAACAATCAGAAAGCAAGATTGTTGTAATTTTTCCTGGAAGATTCCAGCCATTTCATATCGGTCATAAAAAGCTATACGATTTAGCAAAAAGCAAATTTCCTAATGCTGATTTTTATATTACTACAGCAAATCCAACTGCTCAGCAAATTGCTCAAGAACCAGATCGTTATCCATTTACATTCGAAGAAAAAAGCAAAATAATTCAAGCAACCGGAATTCCGTTAGACGAAATTATACAAACGTCTACTCCATACATACCAAAAGATTTACTTTCTAAATACAACCCAGAAACAGATAAGGTTGTGTTTTTAGTTGGGGAAAAAGACATGAAGGAAGATCCTCGTTTTGGTTTTAAACCTTTAAAGTCGGGAAAGCCAAGTTATTATCAACCACTTCAAAATGTAGAAGAGATGGTTTCTTTTAAAGATCACGGTTACATCTATGCTCCATCTACAATTACATTCGTAGTTAATGGCAAAACAATTAAGAGCGCTTCTGAGCTCAGAAATATGTTTGCTACAGGAGAAGAGCAAGTCAGAAAAGACATTGTCACTGCTTTAGTTGGAAAATATAATCCTGAGGTATACAAAATTCTTTCTAGCAAGTTAACAAAAGCTTAATAAATAAATAAATAAAATTATGACTAAAAATTTCGACACGCTTCTTGAATCAATGCTAGCTGAAATGATGCCAGCAACAATGATGGATGACATGGGAACAATGACTTCAAAGGTAACAAAAAAACTCGAAGAACTTCCTGGCAAATCTCAGCACTGGGGCCCTCTTCAAAAGCTCAGTCCCGAAACTCGTGGAGAAATCGTAAAAACAATTATTAAAAACGTATTTGCTGATAATGACGAAAACACCTATTCAACTACAATTGACAATCCAGAGCAATTAAAAGATGCTGTTAAGACTGCAATTAAAACCGTAGCTGAACAAAATCCAGAATTTAAAGCAAGCGGTAAATGGGCTGTACAATTCCTTGCTGATCGTCTAGCTAATAAAGAACTTTTGGGCAATGTAAAATACACAACAATGAGCGGAGACGACATTCTTCAAAAAGACGCTACACAAAAAGAAATTAAACAAGCTCTCAGAAAAGCACTTGAACAAGCCCCAGCAAAAGAAGAAACAGCTGTTGCGCAAGAGCCTGAACAAACAGAAGAAACTGACGCAGAAACAGAAAAAGAAGTAGAAACTGTTTACGTAAAAGCAGCAGATCTTAATTCTGATGATTCTGATTTACAAAAAGCTTTCAAAAAGCTTCCAGATGATAAAGAAATGTCTTGGGAAGAAGTTCTTAAATCAATTGGCATGACAAAAGGTATGGCTTTAATTGACGCAGGAGGCCTTTCTGAAATCGAAAAAGAAAAAGAAGTTGGAGAAGAGGAAGACGTACAAGCTTTAGAATTTGACGACGAAGATACAGCAGATTTGTCAAATTTTGATAAACTGATTGACCCATACTTTAGCACAACTAAAGGAAGCTATAGTTATGAGGATTAATATATTTTAATAAAACAACTCACAAAGGAGCTTGGAGCAATTCAAGCTCTTTTTTGTTAAATAGATATACAAATGATACGTTACACTTTTGATTTTGAACTGCAGACGATGAGTACTATGTTTCTTAATAGTATGTCGGATATCATGATTAAACGGTTCAATGTTCACAAAGAATCCCGAGATCAAATTAAAACTCGTATTGTTTATGCTCCAAAGCAACGAGTTTTAGCAGACCTTTCAGACAAAGATCAAAACCTCCAGCTTCCCGTAATTTCTTGTTATATTGGAGGAATAGCTCGAGACCAAGGCAGAGTTTTTAATAAAATTCTTGGTACATTTCACACTCCACCTCAAAGTACTTCAAGCATTAATGAAAAGGGAACTCTTCCGATCGACGTAACATACAACGTTTCTATAATGACAAGATATCAGCAAGATATGGATCAAATCTTGTCCCATATATTACCATACGTTAATCCATATTTTACTGTTTCGTGGAGAACGCCGAGTAGGCCAGACTTCGAAATTCGTTCGAACGTATTTTGGAACGGTAATGTTAATATTCAGTATCCATATGATATTGCTGCTACTCAAGTTGCAAGAGTCGTTGCAGATTTATCCTTTACGTTTAAAGGCTGGTTGTTTCAAAATCCAGATGAAATTGGTAATACGTTTACGTTCAATACTGCATTTACAAATAACATAGCAAATATTCCAATAGAGTATTTGCTTGAGTCTTCTATCAGTGAATCTACGGATAATGTTGATTATGTTACATATAGCGCAGCTCCTCCTGAACCAAAAGTGATTGAACCGTACTATTCTTATGTAGGCACGTTTCAACAATTCAATGTTTGGGGTTCTGGCTTTGAGCGAATTGAAAACGTTTATTTGTCTGGAGCTCCATTGAGCAGTATATCTACCACACAAAATCCTTTTTCAGCTAGCTCAACTCTTTCTGCAGATTATCCTTCATTCTTTGCTGTTAAATTGCTATCTTCTGAATGGTCTTTTGATAGAGAAAATTTCATGACTTTTGTCATGCCTTCTGCTAATATACCAGGCAAACTCGACATAATTGTAGAAAACCCTGTTAGTTATGGAAAATTAATCGGAAACGTAAAAGTTAATAGTTTCAACCCGTTCCCTGTAGGAAGTCACGAGTACAATTCATTTGTTCCATATCAAATGCCGTATCTTTCAGGAATCGACATTAGACAATAAATTTTAGTTGACTTTATTCGAATATTTGGGATTCTTAAATCCTAAACAAATGAATACAGTAATTAAACCAATCGGACAAATCACCGGCAAGAAGAACCTCGACTCTAGTCTTACTCTGACTAAAAAGCAAAAGATGCTTGCTCGTCATTTGAATCCTTCGAAGTACGAGTTCATTGGCTTTGTTGATCGCACCAACGATGCTATTCTTCGTCCTCGTTTTCACAATGTGCGCGACAGCCTTGGCCGCTTTGCAACAGTAACTGAAGCTTAAGAAAAAATAACAGAAAAAGGCCCTTTGCATGTTGTAAAGGGCTTTTTTTCGTTTATAGTAAGACCACATGGAAACAACTACTGTTATTATTACACTACAATACGAGGCCTTTCATAACTGGCAAGGAGTCAAAGAAGCGCTTCCAGACAACCCAGAAATTTTTTTCCTCTTTGATAGACACAGGCACATTTTTCACGTCAGACTAGAAAAACATGTAACTCACTGTGATCGCGACATAGAAATAATTCTTTTTAAACGTCAAGTTCAAAATTATCTCGAAACCAAATACGGTCGGCCAGGAGAACTTGGTTCGAGAAGCTGTGAGATGCTCGCAGAAGAACTTCTAACAAAATTTGATTGTTTGACAGTAGAAGTGCTTGAAGATAACGAAAACGGAGCTAAAGTATATAAATGATTTCATTTGTTTGTGGTCAACTTTGTTCTGGAAAGACTCTTTATTCAAAAGCTCTAGCTCATATTTGTGGCGGTATTTATGTAGAGATTGGAGATATCGTTCGAACTATTAAAGCAACAGTTGATAGAAAAGCTCTTCAGAATTCTAAAGAATTATTCAACAACATTCTACAACATTTAAAAAATCAAATAAAAGATAATCCTGACACAGATTTTGTGATTTCTGGTGTTAGACAAAAGGAGATTTTAGAGCATTTTGATGATGTAACGTTTCTGTGGGTTGAATGTCCAGTAAACGAAAGAAAGCGTCGTTACGAAAATCGAGCTCGAGAAGGAGACTCTCAGACGTTTGAAGAAGCTGAGCAAGGAGACATTGAACTTGGAATACTCGAAGTGAAGAACTATATTTTTAATCAACTATGAAATTCTTTTGCATACCACCAAATAAACATCTTGACTTAATGGATAACGGAGACCGCTATTTTGCTTTAGCGCACATCTACATGCAAGATGAAAACTACAAACGAACATTTTTGAAGATTCGTAGTAGATCACCAAAGGCTTTTATATGCCTCGATAACGGATGCGCTGAACACAGTCTTGTTACTGAGGAAGTTCTTTTGAAAATTGTAGCAGAGCTTAAACCAGATGAAGTAATTGCTCCGGACGTTTTGTTTGACAAAGAGCAAACGCTCAAAAACTTTAAGTCTTTTATAGCAAAGATGTATGAAAGAGGTTTGTTGTCTCATACTTCAATTTTTGCTTGTCCACAAGGAGCAACAAAGGAAGAGTGGCTGGAATGCTATTCTCAGATGTTAGTTAATCCATTCGTGAAATGCATAGGACTAAGCAAAATAGCAGTTCCTAAGTGCTGGAATAACGCTGAATGGGACACAATGATAGGAGAATCTCGCAATCAATGTGTTGCTGAGCTCATGAAACGTCATTGGCTATCAAAGCCGGTACATCTCCTTGGGATGGGAGAACATACAGAATTTGACTACTATTTGCAAAATAAAATTCCAAATATTCGTAGCTCTGATAGTTGTTATACTATTCTTGCTGCAATTAATGGAATTAATTTTGAAGAAGGGAATACTACGAGAATTCCTACAACTAATGCATATTTTGATGCAACTCTTAGTAAAGAACAGCAACTGCTTGCTAAGAAAAATATTGAATACCTAAAACAAAAATACAAAAACGTATGAGTAAACTATTAATTGTAACTTGCACAAAAGCTAAAACTGATAAAGAATTTGAACAAAGACCAATTTTTCAAAGTCTTAAAAAGCAATACGAAGCCAATTCAAATATTAGTTTTCATATTTTTAAAGACAATCAGCGGGGGTTGTCTGACTGCTATAACGATGTTCTAACGGATCCTGCAAACGACGACAAAACTGTTTTATTTGTTCATGATGACGTAGTTCTTGAAGATGTATTCTTGTATGAGAAGCTTATTCATAGTCCGTATTCAATTACCGGTCTTGCTGGTGCTAAAACATTCAATACGCACTCCCACAAGCTAGCCTGGCACTTATCTGCAGAACGCAAAGATTTTGTTGGAGAAGTTGCTCATTATAAAGATGGAAATGTGTGGACGACCGTGTTTGGCCCTACAAATAGTAGAGCTCTCGTTTTGGATGGATTGTTTATTGCGTGTAAAGTAAAAGATCTTAAAGAAACAGAGCTAACATTTGATAAGAACTTTAATTTTCATTTTTACGATATAGCTTTTTGTCTGAGGGCAAACGAAAAGAAAATTACGTGCGGAGTTCTTCCTATTCGCGTTATTCATTACGGAATCGGAGATTCTATGTTGACTCCACAGTGGGAAGAAGCTAATGTCAAGTTTAAACAAACGTATTGCAAATGATTTTAAGCGAGCAACACATACAATCGATTACTAATGAGGATGGCGTATACCAGTGCGGTTTAATTAATCGCAGATTTGCTCATTTGTTTTTTGGAGAAGACACTTCTCCAATTGGTAATGTAGTTGTATTTGAGTCAAAAACTGAGATTGGGTCTTTGAGCTTAGAAAATGCGTTAGTTGTTTGCGGAGAATTGCCGAATACTAGTATGTTTGGGGGAGTGTGCTTTCAGAGACTATATGCTACTCAGCTTGGATCATTGTTATCCGTAATTACAGGAAAAGAATGCTTCGTAGACGAGAGCTGCATATTTGCTGACGGTGTTCAAGCATCTCTTTCTGTAACTAATAAAGTTAAAGACTCTATTGTATTTCACATTATATTTCCTATTGACTCAGCAAGAGAAGAGCTTTGCAGTCTTGCTTTAAAAGAAGAAGATATGAATACGTTTAAAGAAAACGTAATAGAAGCATTTAAGCATTTAACAAAGAGCATTTTTTTGGAGACTCAGCGTGACAATTTTTGATTATCTCAAAGACATAATTGTGACCAAACGAGGAGATTTGCCTCTTGATAACTATGTTCCGTTTTTAGTAAACCGTTGGTTGAGTTTTATCAATCCAACAGTTTGCTCTGTTATTAATCAGGTAAATCAAAAAACATTACTAGAAGACAAAGAATTACACTACAAATTGCTAATATCATTGTTTCCTAAAATGAAATACAGTCCCAAAATTAACTACATCAAAAAAGTCAAAGAGGACGAAAAAGACGAAGATGTCAGAATCAAAATAATTGCAGAAAACTTTGAGATTTCTACAAGAGAAGTAAAAATGCTTTTAAGCGTCGTAGACTGAATCTGTTTCAACTCCTTCTGGATAAGCTACTCTAAGAGAAGCAATTTGGTCCAACATATGTTTGACTGATTCCCCTTTTAGAGGTTTTTTTGAACCGTCTTTTAGGGTTGCTACATAAGGACTTTCAGGATCTATGCTGCTAATTTCTCCGTTGCTCAATCTACGAAGTGTGAGTACTAGCTTATCGTGTTCAAGAGGACCAGAAATTGGAGCTTTTGTGCTTAAGTCTGGTTTATACTCGCCTTCAGTCATTATGGCATTATAGAGATCTTTAAATGAAAATCCTTCTTTCATTGCTTTTTTCTTTTTCAATGCAGCAAAATCAGAGCCAGTAATTTCATCTGGAGGAGGAGCTGCTTGTGCAATTTTCTTTTGAGCTGAGGAGAGTTTTTTAGTCTTCTTAGCTTCATCTAAATGCTCGTGATTATCCCTACAATCTTGGCAACCATTACAATCACATCCTTTTGCTGCATGTTTGCATGTGCATGTTTTAGTTCCGCGATTGGTCATTACCTCATAAGCTTCAGCTAGCATGTCTTGATCCTTGGATAGTTCCGTTCTGCTAAGCGTTGGAGCTTGTCTTGTGAGTTGATCTTTAGAAGGAATTGCTTGTTTAGTGATACCTTCATAAAGGTCTGTTAGAGATTCGTTATCTTTAAATACCATATTCTTATTTATCAGTTGACGTAAGATTTTCTGCGTCTAATTACCCGTATGGAACAAACTCCACATTCACATAAACTAACTAGAGAAAATAACGGCCTTCCTGATCTTGATCAATATAAAGATTGTCCACTTCCGGAAGATTATGAAATTACCGAACTTCTTGGTGATGTAATTTTAGCAGAATATGCAGACGTTGCAGAAGATGGCAAGAGCCTAGTCCGTAACGGTATAATTTTACCTCATGCTATAGTTGACCAAAAAGCTTGGAGAATCGGCAAAGTACTGTTGGTTGGACCAGATGCACGCCAAGTAAAAGTTGGACAAAACATTATCTTCCCCGGAGATAAAGGTATTGTTGGTATTCAACGAGGAGGCAGAACTGTTATTTTCCTCAACGAACAAAGAATTTTCGGTATTTGTTCTGCTAATAATTAATTTAAATGCGTTTAGGAAGAACAGCTTTGTGGATGTTGCTAATGACTAATGCTGCAGAGCTGCGCTTTCTTCGTAGACACAAAAAGTCAGGGTTTAATGATTATAGAAGAATGCTTTGCACAAATGACCAAAAGCTTCTTCAATCAGCTCCAGGCAAAAGAGTGTTTAACTACAAAACACCTTACGGTTCATTAAAATATGATCCAACTTCTAAAAACTTAGTTGTTGCTTACGATATCTTTTATCAAGATTGGAGAATGATCAACTGTAATGACGTCGAAGTAATTGCAGTAATTAAAACAAGTCCTGATCCAGCTCCATTTTGGAAATATTTTTATGAGCGATTGGCAGATATGTCTGCTGGACAAAAAGCTCAATTCATGAACACATAATATGCTTACAACATCTTCAAATTATTTAGATCAAGTTCCAGGCGAGCCATTTTTAGTATCTTGCTTACAAAAACCTATCAATTTTTCAATTAATAACAAAACAATTAAAAAAGGCAGGTTGTTATTGTTCCGTAAAGCTCATTACTTTATACAAATTTCACTGTTAACAGAAAAAGGAACTAGAGAAAATTTTGAGATACCAATTCCGTTTAAAATTGAAAACTATGTGGATGAAGGCTTAATGTACTTTGATTATAGACTTAATTCTTTAAACGTAGAATCTTTTCCTAGATTTCCGGAAAAAATAACTTCTATTTACTTTAATAGAATCTTAGAGATTACAAGCTCTTAGTATTAATACTTGTAAGTAGTTTTACCTTTTTTAGTAACACTATTCTTTTGTTCTCTGCAAGGCGTCCAAACGATTTTATCAAAATTGTTGTTAAATGCCTTCTTATCTACGGGACGAGGTTTGTCTCCTTTGCCTGCTTGATTATTCATATTAATGTAGTTTAACAGCTTCTAAATGTTTATCAACAATCCTGTGTAAACAAAAAGAAACCCGGCCTTGCGACCGGGTTTCGAATTTTGTTGTCTGAGAAACAACTATCTGTATTAGAGATATGTTGCTGCTTGACCAGGAACGAACGATTGTCCGAGGCCTGTGCAGATTACCAAGTGGTAGTATAATGATGCACCAAAAATGTGATCAACTACACCATATCTTGTAAGCAATCCAACACGTGGGCTGAAGTCGTTTGGTCCGATTGTACGTTGAACCATTACAGGGATGTAAGGGCAATATACGATACCGGAATCGTAATACTCAGATCCTTTGTATCCGAGTAGTGCGTAATCTACGGGTTTCGTACGAGCTGTCGCATAACCGCCACCTGCATTTGTTGCAGTGTAACCAGCATTGATCTGAGCTTCTGTACGAGTGTCACGATAGATTTGGAAACGACCACCGACCGAACCGACCTTAGCAATACCAACTGGTTGTGTGTTTACATTACCGTTAACTGGCATCCATGTGAAGTTTGGAAGAGTCTCGAGGATAGCGCAAATACGAGGTGTTGCAATGATGAAATTAGCAGCACCACGACGATTGCGGATAGCAACACGGTTAGCTTCAACAACGATTCTGTTGTAGAAGTCACGTGCGCGTTCTCCAGACCAACGACCGTCAGCAGAGATAGCAGACCAGGTAGAATAACCAACACCAGCGCCGGCATTGAGACAGACTTGGATCATACGCGCGATCATTTCGCGGTCGATTTCAGCTTGAATCTCATATGACATAGCGTTAGTAAGCTCAGCATCGATATCGATACCGTTCATATTTTTAAGATCCTGTTCGAGTTCAACAGACCATTTAGCTGCTAACCTACGGGTAAGAGCTTCAACGGCTGTCTTTTCAAACGAAACAGTGATTTGAGGAATCTTCGAAGAAAGTTCGAATTGGCTGATAAGTGCACCAACACCAGCGTCTTCAACGAGGCTGTCCCATTCAGTTCCACCGCTAAGGGCAGCTGAAGAAGCACCTGTGAATGCTGTGTTGAGGTAGTTATAACCAAGCTCTTTTCCTTGTGAAGTTGCTGTGTTACCACCAGTAGCTCCAGATCCATTGGATCCGTCACCGTTAGCAGAATAACCGAGAGCGGTTTCTTCATACTTGTAGCGCATTGCGAATGCAAGGCCGACAGGTCCGGTCATTGGTTGTACCCCAACGATCTCATTTGTGATGAGTTCAGGGAAGGTACGACGAATCATCGGAATAAGGACTTTTGGTAAACGTGCGTCACCAGTAGCATAATTGTCACCAGAGAATGTTGTTGCAGTACCTTGATGAGTACCGAAGACACCACCTGTAGCGGCAGAGTTGCTGTTTTCACGTAAGCACCATTTTTCTTGGTTTTCAAGAAGAATTGCGGTGTTTAAGCGGGTTGTTTCGTTAGTGATCTCAGAAACTTTGTCGGACTTGAAATCCAATACTGGAGTCCACTTCTCGACGAGTTGTTGAGCGTAATCTTTGTTAATATGCATTAAGTTTGACATAATTTGTTGTGTTTTTTTCCTTGTTTATTGTGAGTGAATTACCTAGCAAATCTGCTTAGGTTCTTCATCTCGTTCAGATAGCCGGTTACTTGATCACTTGATCCAGCACGTTCAATCTCATTGTTAAAATCTTGTTTTTCCTCGAGGACCTGAGGACGATCGACTCGAGGAGCTTTTGTAAATTGGCTTTTGACAGATTCTTTGATCTCATCAACTTCTTCTTGTGTTTCTTTCTCAAACATCTCGACAACATATTGGAAATTTTCTTCAATATATTGAGGAGCTTTGTTTCCGAGAAGCTTAGTTACGAATTGCTTTTTAGCAGAAGGCATATCAGCTGTTTTCTTTTCGAGGATGATAGAGGCTTCGGCTTTGTTTGCTCTATTGTTAAGTTGAGCATTTTCTTTGAGTGCTTCGTTGAGTTCAGCACGAAGAGAATCAATTGTCTTTTTACCATCAACCAAAGCTTCTTTGACTTCGTTGTCAATGAACTCTTCAGAAATACCAACAATTTGGCGAATCTGAGCAAGTTGTTTTACTGCTTTGATGTTGTTGACAGCTTCAGTAATTTGTTCAGTTGGAATGCTCTTTTCGATGTAGAGATCAAGATAGTTAGAAACTTCTTCAACAAGACGCTCTTGGAAGCCTTTTGCTTCTTCTGCCATTTCACCTTCATACTTCTCAACTACTTGTTGGAGCATTTGTGTATGCTTTTGGTCAATTCCTTTGATGAGCTTTTGAAGTTTAACCGCATGATCAGTATCGATTGCTTCAACAAGCTTTTTGAGCTTAGTAGTGTGATCAGCATCAATTTTTTCGATTACCATTTCAAGCTTAGCTGTATAGGACTCATCAAGCTTTTGTTTGAGGTTTTCAGATTCAAGTTGAATCTTTTCTTGGGATTTTTCGTCGACTGCCTGCTGAAATGCCTCTTCGATTGTATTGAGAGTTTCTTCAGAAATCAGATCTTTGAACTGTTCGTTGAGAATATTCTTAATCATGGTTGTATTTTTATTTATCTAAATTGATTTAATTTTTTGGAGTTAAAGAAGATTTAATTTGTTCTTTTAACTTATTTTCAATCATCTTCTGCAGAGATGTGTTAGCTTGACTATAATTTTTATCAGCAATGTTAGCAATAAACTTTTTGATTTCTTTGGTTTCCATAAAATTATTAAGCAGACTTAAGGGCATTGATAAAATTAATCAAATGTTCTTTTAGAAAAGCATCAGTCTCATGCTTTGGAAGTTTTACGAGACCTTCTTTGAGATTATTAAAAGCATTAGCAGAAATTTCGATAATTCTTCCATCGGTTCCCACCAACCATTCTTTAGATTCTAAAATAGATTCCAACATTGCATTTTGTACTGACGGTTGGTGAACAACGTCGAGACAAATAAGGTGGAAATTTGAAACGGTCTTACCACCAGAAGATTCAGAAAGATTTCCAAGACCACGAGTAGAGATACCCATTTGAATTTTGTCTTTAACCAAGCTCTTAAGAAGTTGGCCCATTGGAGTATCAAGAATCAAAGATTTACCCATGAAGTAGTTGCCGTTTTGTTTGAGTTCTGTAACAAGGTGACAAGCATTAACTGGATTAACTTCAGTTGACTGAGGATGGTTCATTTCGCCAATTGCTCGACGAGTTTTGACCATGGTATCTGTGTAACGAGCTATTTCTTTAGTCATCTCGTCGAGCTGATAGATGCGGCCGTTTTGGTTTGGGCTATCAGCCATACAGTAAGGACCTGTAATATAATATTTTTGAGGCTCAGCAGAATTCTTTTCTTCAACAAGAAAGTCTAATTCTTCGTGCAATTCAGTAGTTAAAAACTTTAATCCCATAAGTGTCGTTAATTTTATTTATCTATATATAAATAATTTTCTGCAGTTAACACAATTTTTTTGATAAATATTCGGACAGCATGACATGCATTATTAAAAATATTCCGCCTTCGACATTTGGTATTTCAGGAAACAGAGGTGTTGGTTTTCCTTTGACCGACTATTGCTCTACTCTTACTCAGCCACCTGCGCCAGATCTTAATTGTTTCTTAGTAAAAGAAGAAAGTATACTAACCACTTCGGAATTGATAACAAGCGTTAATACAGAAGCAGACAATACTATTTTGGTAGTTTGTGTTTAAATTAATCAAAGACCAAGTTGCTTTTCAGTAATGATAATAAAAGTCGAACCTTTGGCCTTGCAGAATGCTTCGGCAGCTTGCCATTTTGCTTGATTTTTAACATATTCAGCTTGTTGGTAAATCAATGATTTGGTCTTTTTGTTCTTCTGAACTGGAGGAAGGGTTTGAGAGTAGGGTTTGACTTCAATAAGAAACTTTTTAATTTCTCCGTTTTTGTCCCGCATAGTAATATTAAAATCGACAAAATATCTTGAAATTCTTCCCGTCAATGGATTTTGATAGGGTATAACGATTGATTCCGAACCCCAAGAAAGAACGCTGGGATTGAGGTCGAAGAAGCGCATCGCCTTGCACTCCCAAGAAGACCTCCATAAAATCGGGAATGACCCTTTGTACTTTTCTTTGTTTATGGGATTGAAAATGCCTTGTCTATATTTAGAGTTCTTTTTCAAGCTTCAAAAATTTTATTATATAGCTTTTCGAATTGTAAAGATTCTTCGTAAGGATCTTGAAGTGCTTTAGAAGGACTAAAAATTTTATCTTCGATTCTTTCATGTGCATCTTGTCCAGCCATTTCTACATCATCTGCAGAAAGATCACAAACGCTAAGAATTTTCTCAGCTTCATTGGAAGACGGATCTTCGAATTTTTGAGGACGTCCCTTTGGATTGCGCTTGTCATAAACTACACTGTAAAGATAATCCGAATCTTCAGCAGTTTGTCCAAGCTTATAAATCAAAACAAGATCGGTACCTGGATCGCTTTTAACACCATAAAATACAGAAACTTCAGTTTTATCAGCTGTCGGAATGACACTTTTGAACTCAAGGTTTGAACCGACACTAGAAGTATTAAGAGATTCATTAGTAGCTTCTGAAGCATAAAGTGCTTTTACTTGAGCCTCTGCGCGTTCTTTTGGAAGACTCTTTTTAGAAAAACATTTTTTTCCTCCAACTTTACATGCTTTGTACCCAGATCCTTTTTTGTAAGTTTTGTATGGCATAGTATTATTTAATGGTTTACCAATTTTTGCAAGAAAAATATTTTGGCGTACCAGGTTTAGCATTTTTGCAACCATGTCTTGCTCTGAAACTTTTTCTTTTTTTAGAATTTGATTTTTTAATTCTTAGATTAGGATCACCATAATGAACTCGTTTAAGTTTTCCATTAACTCGAGCACACCTCATATATTTTTTATCCTTACGAGTAGACGCCATCTGCCCAGTAACTTTTGTGCATCTTCCAGCTTCTTCTAAAACTTGTTCGACCAATAATTGAAAGTTCATAAAAGTAATTAAGACTCAACCAATAAACCAACTAGGGACGTTTGCGTCCTGATATGAATTCATTAATTCTTGCTCTAATGTTTCTTTTTCTTTAAGTCCTTCTGCAAGTAAACCAGCATTAACAGAACCACCACCAAATAAATTAGTTCCAGTATATTTTTCCCTTACTCTTGCAATAGAAATTTTTGTCAAAGCCAGTGCGTATTTTTGTACCCATCTTTCCCTTATAACATCTTTAATTGGTCTTTCGAGATAACAACCAACTACTCCCAAATATGTATGAGTATCACGTGGTTCTGGAATAATTCTGAGGTTCTGAGTTCTTGAATCAAATCTAAATTGGTCTTGCATTGCTAGAACTTTGTTACGAGTATCAATAAATCCCTTAAGAACTTCCCAAGTAATAAGATCGAACCCGAAGTTTCCGATCATATATGAACTGTAAATTTGATTCGCCATTGCTTGCTCTAACGTAAACAACGTATTGATGCCGGTGTCCTCACCTTTAGAGAACTCAAATACGTCTATTACTTTTCTTTGAGAAGCAAGATCATAATCAAAGCTTGCAGACAAAGAACTAACCCCACTAGTGCGCATTTCAAATGATTTGGTAAATAAGTCTCCGATGTTAATTCCAACTCCGCGAGTATAAAGTCTAGAATCAAACACTAAATATTCTTCAGTATAACCAGCCCATTTTGTAAAGTACTCAATGGAATCAGTAATGTTGTCGTAAACTTGCTCGTCTGAAATTTCTAAATTAATGAGAGGAGCGCCAAGCTGGTGTTGAATTCTTACAGAAAGTGTTTCATAAGAAGTAACGGAAGAAGTTAAAGTTGTTCCTCCTCTATAATTTGCTGGAAGTACGCTCATATGACACTTACTTATTAAACTTCAGGCGTTGCTGGAGCTCCTCCGGCTCCTTCGCCTGCTGGAGTAGTTGTAGCTGCTGCCGGACCACCAGCTTCAGCTCCTGCTTCTGGTGCCGCTTCAGGTGCAGCTCCTCCAGCTTCTCCAAAGTCTGGAATAGTTTCCCCACCTGGAGCTCCACCTCCACCACCAGCTCCAGCACCCATCATTCCTTCACCACCAGTTCCATCTGCTTCTACTCCAGTAGCTAAAGCCAATTGTTCCCTAAAATTTGGACCCATTTCTGTAATTTTACCAAGTTCCCAAGTTAGTGCAGCGTCCTTTCTGAGCCATTCGCGATTTTCTTTCATTTCATCAGCAGACATATCCAAATAATATTTCTGGGCGTATGATTTGGAAATTGCTTCAGATTGTGTGGCAGTATTATAGTTTTCAAACTTCATTGACAACAATTGCTGATTGCGCATTGTCATGAACGATGTTGGTTCGTTGAATTTGAGCTTTATGGCTTGCTCTTTGAGTTTATACTCTTTCCAAAATCCTTTTAGCTTTAAATGAGTAATAAAGGTTTCTTTAATGCCTATTGCAAACTGAGCTTGCACGCGCATAATAAACCTTGCAAATCTTAGCTCTTCACGAGTAATCTCAGCTCCATCTTTAAATGGATCACCAGGAGCTAAAAATCTCGAGGAAGGAACTTTTAAACTCTTGTATAATTTAGAAAGGAAATAATCCAGATCTTTAATTTCTCCTAATTGTCCACCGGAAGCTAAAGTAGAAACATCAGTTCCCTTTCCTTGTGCATCAACAGGAAACCAATATGAATCTAACATTGATTGCGGGTCGTATACATTTGATACTCTTGATTCCAAACCATTGTAGGTCTTCTTAGACCAATACTTCATCATCAAGCCCTTAATGTATGACTCGGCTTTTGGAGCTGGCATGTTGCCTGTATAAACTTTGAATACGAGTCTTTCTGGGGCTCTTACCAAACGGTAGATAACAACTGAATCTTCAATTAAGCTTAATTGTCTATAAGCTCTTTTAGCATTTTCGATAAACGGCAAACGGAATGTTTTAAATTCGTTCCACATTCCGGAATTAACATAAGAGACTTGAGCTTTTTGTAAGAACAACAATTGCTGTTGGTCTTCTGTATTAATAGATACTGTTGGACCAATAATTGGTTTTTGCAACAAGAATCCTTTCAGCAATTCGTTTTGAACATTATGAAATACCGGATTAATAAGTTCAGAAGGAATAGCCATTAAACCAAGAACGCCAAGTTCTTCTTTTCCTTCTTTAATAAGATTTTCGTAAAACAACTCACCTTCAACAAGCATTTGACGAAACTTTTCCCATCCAGTATTTTCTAAGTCATATATCTCAACAAACTTTTTAAATTCTTTTTGAATTTCGTCTTGAATGGTTTTTGAATAACTCCCTTTTAAGTCAAAAGTAACAATGTCTCCGTTATCATCTCTTACTATACATTCATCACAAATTTCATCTAAACAATCAGCAAGTTCCGCATAAGCAGCCATACGACGATAATCCATCATTCGACGGCCTTTGTCTTTATCTAAAGAAGCATATACAAAAGCTTGATAGTCTTTGTTGATTGCAAATGACCCTGGATTGCCTGTGCTGTAGTTATCAACGTTTGGTTGAGACATGAAGACCGATTGGTCTTCCAACATTTCGTCTCGAAGAGAAGCTTGATTCTTGAACGAATAAAACTTCGGATTGTTCGCGATCATGGAATTTATGATCTGGTAAGCAAAAGGAAGTCTTGAAATGAAACTACTAAGCAAAGGGCTGTTAGGAGCCCCTGGGTTTTGTTTCACGTTTGAAACGTTTCCTGATGGCGGGACTCCAGTAGCCCCGGCGTTATAAGATCTATAAATCATGACGTATATTTAACTTTATTTATTAAAAATTTCAAGGCTCGTAATTATCTTTTTTGCGTAAATTATCTTCACTCCACAAAGGTTGTAAATTTTCAATTAAATTCATTAAATGTAATTCATCTTCACCAAAAGAAGCGACCGGTCTAATATGATCTATATGCCAACACTCGGTACCCACTCCATGGTTATCCCAAGACATTCCTTCTACCCAAAGAGCTTCAATATGATCCTTAGCTTCTTCCCACGTACACCCTAAAAGAGTTTGAGTGTTTGTTGGTTTGTTCTTTTTAATTCGTTCAAAACTACTATGAACTGTTTTTCGAAGTTTTTCCTTAGCAGCAAACAAAGGATCTCTTTTGGCTCTTTCTTTACGATACTTTATATTTCGCTTAACGCATTCTTGTTTATTTTTGTGAAAATATTCTTTTTCTCGTTTATTAAAAACTTCTTTGTTCTTTTTCCTATATTCCTTTTCTCGTTTGTTGATAGCTTCTTTGTTCTTTTTTCTGTATTCTTTTTCTCGTTCAATAACAGCTTCTTTGTTTTGTTGTCTTTTAAGCTTTCGTTTTGCAGATATTGCTTCTTTATTCGTTTCTCTGTATTGTTTACGTTTTAGTTTTTCTTGTTCTTTGTTGTCTTGATATCTTTGAGCTCTTTTTTCTTTAGTTTTATCATTATAAGTTTTTGATTGAGCTTTAATTTTTTCGGGATGTCGCTGTCTATACAATCTGTTTTGCTTTAAGATATATTCAGGATCCTCTTGTTTGAGTCTTTCGTATCTAGCTTTACGTTTTTCTTTATTCTTTTCGTTATATTGTTTACGATAAGCTTTTAAATCTTCTTCTTTTTTCTTAGCATATTTCGTACTATACTCGACTCGTTTAGCTTTTAATTTTTCTTCCTCAGAAGATATAGTTTGAGCGTTATTAGTTTGATTTTGTTCTGTCATGGTATAATTATTTATGCTTGAGCGTTTATTTTTTCAAGTTGTCTGTCATGGTAAACCGCTGACTTGATTTAAACGCTTGAGCTTTTCTTTTTTTGTAATAAACTTACTTTTTATGTTCAAAAAGAAACATCAAACCAATTTAAGCTTTCAACCAATTCCAAAAGGAATGTATGCTTGGACGTCTATCCATGCTGGAAGCTTTTTGTTGTTCGTAGAATCACTTAAAGATTGTTATAAATTTATTTTTCTTCCTGGTCCTTCCGAGTATTTTTTAACAATTGAAGATTTTTCAAAATGTATTAAAGCTGGTACATTGGAATTTGTAGAAGAACTGCCTGATGATATTTTTGAAGAGACAATAAAGATTTCGTTGTCTTGTCCATCAAATAAGCTGAATATTATCACGAATGAAACATAAAAATAAAAACAACAAAAAGTCCCAACAATATCCTAAAACAACTATCAGCATTGACGGCATGAGTTTGTATGAACTGTGTAGGTGGGCCTCATTGAAGGATGCTGTAGATATCGTTGGAGAAAAATGTGATGACCGAAAGATTGATTTTTCAACATTTGATCTAAAACCACTAGATCTTCTTAAGTATGTTGACTCTATGACTGATGAGTTGTATCATAAAGCCTTGCAACAAGAATCAAAAGTACATGAATAAATTTACATTAACAGTATTAGGAACATCAATAGGAATAACTTGTTTAATATCAACATTATTTGGATTTGCAGGAAGTACTATAATTGGAACATTTTGGGGTTGGTTTTGGATTTCTTTGCTGGTTCAATTCTTGGCATTTCTTGCAATTAATTCGTTCCTTATTCAACGAGACAATGCTTTAACTCAGCAAGCAGAGATGGAAACCCTTAATGCTTTGTCGAAGTTTACAGTAAAGCTTACTTGTGCATATTGCCAGCAAGCCAATGTTGCTCCAATTCAATTAAATCAACGCAACACGTTTAAATGCGAGAGCTGCAACCAGGTTAATGGAATTTCTATGCAATTTATGGCTACAACATTAACTAGCCCAATTGAATCAGTTAAAATCCCAATTGAAAACTCAGGTTCTGTAGAATTTAAAATAACATAAGCGTTGAAGTGTCCTAAGCATTCTTTGATGATATATGCATAGTGAGTTTAAAATAAAATGAAAACTAAATCCCCTACTAAATTTGTCGAAGATCTTCTTTTGGAAGAAGAAATTGATTCCCAGGCAGTTCTCAACGGGAATTTCAAACATCCTCTTGTCCATTGGATTAAAGTGCAATTATGGTTTTTTATTAATGATTTGCAACTAAAAATTGCAGATTTTGTATTTTTTATTAGAAGTTTTCTCAACAAAGATAAATAACTGCATGCCTTCAATCAATTTTTTTAGCTTATGTGAATCTGTTTTAGAAGAAGCTGCAACCAAAGCACACTTGCTTGATATAGCAAGACAAGCTAGAACTTGGAGAGCTAAATATAGTCAGGGAAAAACTGCGGAACAAAAAAAACTTGCAAGACAACACTTAATTGTGCTTCGAGATTTTTTGTGGGATGAATTTGGTAAAAATTTAAGTAGCGAGGAGTTTGAAAAAGCAATTATCAAACACAGTTTAGCGGACCTCGGTCTTCTCAACTTAACTTCAATTGCAATAGGCAAATTAAAATAAACAATGAAATCCATATCCGATTACACTATTTTTAATTCAGTTAATCCTGATTGTCTGACACCAAAGGCCAAAAAGCCTATGCCATTTCCATTAGAAAATTTTGATGAAGAAATTGGTGTGGCGTATCAACACGTAGATAGAATTCTGACTAAACTTCAAGCAGCTGAACGTAATCCTATTAATGATACACCAGCCAAAAAAAGACGTTTGAAGTCTTTGAAATATAAAACTAAAACTTGCTTGCAGTTGTTAAAAGAAATTTCAGTTTCTTGTTCTGAGCTTTGGTTTTAGTAGACATTTTTAAAAATTGGTTTAAATTATCTAAATGGACAACGCACCCATCTATATCGTAAAGCAAGAACAAGTAGGATCAGACGACCTTGGAGATTTTCTTCGACGGGCAATTGCGAGGCAATTTGATGGCAAAGAATATTACGTTGCTAAAGAAGAAATTGTTGAACGACCAACGCATTACTCTAAAACTCCTCGAAAGCTGAGAGGATATATGATTAATGAAAATAACTCGATTGGACACGCAATCTGGTTTGATATTACTGATATTAAAACAGTAACCTGGGTTGGCTAATATGGCAAACGAATTCATCAATCACGCTACCAATACAATTAAAGAGGTAGCAAAGACAATGCAAGAGCGTGGATCGCAATATGCTGATACTTGGGGTAAAGACGGTTGTTGGCATCTAACGAAAGCAATCGTACAAAAATATACTGAAAAGGAACTAGACGACACAGCTCTAAAGGCAATCGCATTGGCATCATTTTGTGATCAAAAATATTCCAGGTTTGCAGGAGGATATAAACAAGACACTGCGATTGATTTAATTCCCTATCTGGGAGCTCTTGCTGACGTAGTAAAAGAACAATAATTAGACTTGTGAGCTTTGCTGATCATTATTATCTACTAGAATCCAAAGAGCGAGAATCTTTGGAGAGAACGATAAAATACCTTCAAACTAAAGAAAACGTTTTGTTGTTGACTACATCCAATCGTTGGGAAGGCTCTGATGATGTTCCAAAGTCTACTCTGTTAGCAAGACATATTGAACAACAATTGGCAGGCAAGTGCAAACTGATTGACGTTTCAAAGCTTAAAATTTATGATTGCGAAGGAAACGTCAGCGATGCAGTTAATGGATATCATTGCGGAACCAAACAAGCAAATTTAAAAGACAAAGATAAAAACCCTTCAGGGTGTCATCGTTGTTGGGCTTCAATAAATCACAAAGATGATGAGCTTTGGAAGGTATCAAAGGCTCTGTTAGAATCGAATGCTGTGTTGTTCTTAGGTTCCGTTCGCTGGGGTCAAGCTAATGCAATATATTCGAGGCTAATTGAACGGCTAACATGGCTGGAGTCAAGACACTCTACATTGAGAGAATCCAATATTATTAAAGATATTGAAGCTGGAGTTATTTTTATAGGACAAAATTGGAACGGGCAAGATGTCATTGAAACACAAAAACAAGTATTAAAATTTTTTGGCTTCAAAGTTCCAAATGTCTTGTCATGGAATTGGCAATTTACAAAAGATGCTAGTGATGAGACAATGAAGTCTTATAAAGAAGCATCTTCTGAATTTAAAAAATTAATATTGAAGTAACTAATCGTAACATATTTTGTTACATAGAATAATAAAGTTGGTTATTTAAAATATATTGATCCAATTCTTCTTTGGTATCTGCAACAACTAAATTATTTGCACATGTATGTGAGCCAGAACACTTTTGCGGTTCTATTAAAATATTTTTATTTTCTTCATTATATAGCATTATCCATTGATCTTCTGAAACATCTATAACTGCACGTTTATATACATTAATCATAAGCTTTACGGTTGATTTATTTGAATATCCCAAGGACCACCTACTCTAGAAACTAGAGCTAAGTTTTGATATGAAGCATAACCATCAGAATTGTTGGTTGTTCTTCTCATTCTTACTGTTCCTGCTCCTGTAGCAGTCCCTGAAGAGATTGTATTATATTGAAATTGATTAGGACCGTTAACTGTTACAGTGAACGTTCCTTGAAAAGCGGTAGGAGTAATTCCAGTAATCGTGACGATATTTCCGCTAGTGTGGTTATGATTCGTCACGTTTGCTGTTACTAAAGTTCCCGATCTAGTAAAATTAGATCCAAGCGATGTAGTAGTTACACCACCAGTATAACTTGGAGCAGCATTTCCGCTTCCTCCAATATACAATATCTTTGTTCCAGATGTTCTATTAGCTGCCCAAAAAGCATGTAAAATTAAATCAACAGCAGATGTTGTTAGTTGATTATTTTGAGCATTGAAGGTTCCAGTATTTATTGAAATGCCTCCTGCGTTGTATCCTGAAAGAGAATTATAATGACAATAAAAAGATAATAAATTAATATTTGCAGTCAAATCGGGTATGTTTCCAGACAATTGGTTATATCCACAATGAAATCTATTTAAATTTACGTTATTGTCTAAGCTTGGAATTGAACCCGTCAAAGAATTAGTATGACAAAAAAAATTAGACAGCAGTATATTATTCGAAAGATTAGGGATTGGTCCCGATAAAAAATTAGTATCACAATTTAACGTCAACAAATTAGGTAACCCACTTAAACTTGGAATAACTCCTGTTAATTCGTTTACTGAACACAGAAAATATTTTAATTGAGGGTTGTTATTTAAATTTGGAATTGGACCAGTAATGTTATTATTATGACAATAAAATTCTACCAGTTCATTATTTGCATTTAAATTTGGAATATTTCCAATTAAATTGTTATTTTGTACATGAAAAGATACAAGTTTAATATTTGAACTAAGACTCGGTATATTTCCTGTTATTTTGTTGTCGTTGCACTTTAATATTTTTAAATTTGAGTTTTCATTATATCCACTTAAACTAATAATATCGTTACTAATACAAGTAAAGGACGTCAAATTTGGAAAATATGTTAAATTAACAGAACCGCTCAATTTTGGTAAACTCGTTCCGCAATTGATACTTGTTACTTGATTGCTGTTATATTGCGGATAAATTGTTATAGACGTGTTTGCCATAAATTAAATGGTATATGTTTTATTTGTTGTTTGGCTAGAATTTATAACATTTTGGCTTCCATCTCCCCAATCAATTGTAATTGTACCAGAAGGAACAGTAGTAACAGAAAAACCAGTAATTGTGGAATTAATTTCTGTAAATTGCCAAAATCCACTTAAAGCAGGAAAAATTAATTTATTTCCAACATAGATCCTAGAAATTTCTCGATTTCCTATATAACCATTTTTAATGTCATTAAGAAGCATGGTTTTAAATAACAATATATAAAGTTGATGGATCAGGAAATACAGGTAAAGCAGACACAGCAACTATATTACTAATAGAACTAACGCCAGCTATAGTTGTTTGTGGTGTTAAAATTGATTTATTTGTTCCTGAAAATAAATTCTGTGTTGCAGAAATATTTCCCACAATCGTCGCGTTGCCACTAATTTCAATATTGCCTGTGATTAGACCTCCAGAAAGAGGAAAAAACTTATTATTAGTAAAATTAATAGTTGCATAAGAAGCACTATTAGATGCTATAGTTGAATATGCCGATTCCCATTTTGCAGAATTATCATCAACGGTTGTGTAAGTATTTTCCCAATTAGCAGAAAGAGTTTTTAATGTTGCGTCTGGATTAACAAAAGATGCTAATGTATCAGCTTTAACTTTTTTAGTAATTCCTCCAGCTACAATTGGAAGAACATCAGTTCCTATAATTAACGTTGCTTCCGTCAATTCTGTAATTTTTTTGTTAGCCATATTTTTATTTAATTAACTTAAAATTTTAGATTTTTTATTCGTTTAGCGTGATCGCATCTCCATTTTCTTGAAGCAATAAACCATATTCCCCGTTCAATTCTAATGAATTGTCAAATGATAATGGTTGCATCAAATTTTGACCTAAACGTTTTTTTGAAGGCAATGGAGCAACAAATTGCTTGCGCAATTTTGAAACTCTATCAGTCATGTCAAATCGGAACTTATTCATAGGGAATGCTGTGTTTAGATATTTTTTTTTGTGTCACATCCAAGCAACTATATACGCATACTTATCATTTTTTTGTTGAAAAATTGCAAACGCAATGTAATATTAATTCATGATCACTAAAGATAAATTAAAAGATATTCTTAAGCAAAACGTAGTTAAAATTTCTTTCACAAAAACAGACGGAGCGGATCGAACGATGCTTTGTACTTTGAAGAGCGACCTTCTTCCAGTTGTTGAAACAAAAGAAGTTACTAAGAAAAAAGCAGAAAATGAAAACGTTCTTTCGGTTTGGGATCTTGAAAAAGACGCTTTTCGGTCATTTCGTCTTAATGCACTAAAAAGCTATGATTTGATTGAGGAAGCCTACGAACTTTAAACGTAAGTTGCTGTCAGTCTTTCATTCCAAGTTACGTTCTGAGCAATTCCAGTTGCTGAAAGTGAACCTGTATCGCTAAAAGCAAGACGAGTAATTTTCCAAAAAGGATCTGTTTCAACAGTTCCTTCGGGAGCAATTCCTGAATAAGAATAATCTATTCCATTAGCAATATAATCAAAGTTTTTTGTATAAGAAACTACAGATGACCAAACTGCAGAATTTGCCAGAACTGTTGTGAATGATGTATTCCATTGATCAGAATTACCGCCGCTTGCGTAAATTACAGCAGTAGAACTAATGTTTCCGACGACAGTTAACTTTGCATCCACTGAGCTTAATGAGCTTAAACCAATGCCGACACTACCTAGAGCATCAACAACAAAGGGAGTTGCGTCTGGATTTGTAGAATCTTCAACGACAATTGCGTTTCCTGTTCCCGTTTGAGTAATTCTTAGGGCTGCAGAAGTTCCTTGTGCCGTAAGCACACATGCAGTACCAACACCAGTATTTGCAACAGTAAGAAGAGTTAATGGTGTCCCAGCACTGATTATTTGTTGTTGATTGAATGTATTTGTTTGTGATAACCCTGCTGCATTGACTACGTTTCCGTTAGTTTTCCATGCTAGTTTATTTTGGTTAGTAATCCAAACGTCACCATCTACGGTTACAGATGGAGATGGATTAACAATTGCATTGCCGATGTTTAATTTGCTTGATGTGGCATCAGCTGCAGCACTCAATTTGCCAGTCACTGTTCCTCCACTTAAAGGAAGATATGCTGTTTGATTTAAATAAGCAAAATTCCAATTAGTAGAATTACCACTAACATCGTATATAACACTCGACGATGAGATTTCCCCATTAACTGTAAAATCTTTATTTGGTGAAGAAGTCTTAACACCAACATTTGGAAAGTCTCCGTTTGCTCCACCAACATGAAGCACTTCGACGCCTTGATCCATATCATAGAAAGAAGCAATGTCGCCTGATCCGTTGTTCCCAACCCATACTGCTGGACCACTTCCAACATGCACAACGCTCAGTGAGCTTGTGGTCGAAAAAATTGTATTAGCAAACGTTTGAGTACCTGTCGAAGTGAGATCACCAAAGATTGTTACGTTTCCGTTGATTCTTGTATTACCAGTAATTTGACCTCCAGTTAATGGAAAAAATTTATTATTTGTAAAGTCAATAGTTGCATAAGAAGCGCTATTTGCTTTATAAACTGTACCTGTTTCATAAGCATCTACCCAAGTTGCTGAATTTGAAACAAGATTAGAATATGCTGTATCCCCCTTCAACGTTGAAGGAGTATTATCAAAATTACCAGAAAAGGGGTTGAAGGAATAAGGCATGATTAGAGTTTTTTAACTTTTAGGATTCTGTTATCAGAACTTGTTGGAGGTTCAGTAACATAAACAAACGACAAAGCTAGAACTGCTGTTGAGCTTTCTAAATAAGAAACTTTGCGAAGATAATCAGTTGTTCCTTCATATTCTAAATTAATTTCGTCGTATGGAGGAATGTTAAAACCAGCAACGTGAATATTTGAAGAAGTAAGTTCGTTGAGTAAAGTTACAGAAGACGAACTATTAATGCTAATTTGTTGATTGCTGCTCGTTAAAGAATCAAGAAGCGTATTTGTAGTTGTTTGCTGCTCATCATTGATGCCTGTTAGTGCATCAAGAAGAGTTTCAATGCGATCCAAGCTATCTTCAACACCATCAAGACTAACGTTAATGTTTCCAGCAGAAAGAGAAACGGAAATATCAGAAGCATTTGTCAAATAAGTTGCTCGAGCAAAAATTGGACGTTCAGCATCATTTTCAACAGGAATCCATGAAAAAGTTTCAGCCATTCCAACATTGTATGTCAGTGGATTTCCAGGAGTGGCGGTAAGAATTGGATTGAGTGTAGCCATTTAATTCTACTTATCAAAAATTGTTTAAAAAAAGAAAGCCAGAAAACTTTCGTAATTTAGTTTTCAATATTATGACTCACAAAATGTTAATTCGAGAAGCTTGCAATAATTCTTCCGATAGATTCAACAGTTGCGGAATTTTTTAATCTTACTCCTACAGAATCTGTAGCAGCTAGAGAAGCAAGAGATATGTTAAACAATTCATTGCTTGTAATTGCTGCAGTTCCTGTTGTATTATCAACAAGAGCTCCAAAAGCCACAGAACTAAGTGTAGGAATTTGACAAGTTCCTGTTAAAGTGTTGTTAGCATATTGTAAGCCAGCTCTAACGGCACTCACAGGAGGTATTGAGAAAGCACTCAATGAATCAGTTGTATAATAATAGAGATAAGCATCTGAACCAACCCCGGTTCCGTTATTAGCATATCTAATATAACTTTGATTAGGAACTGGATTTACTGTATAAGAAGCAGCATAAACAGCAGGAATACCATTTGGAGCACCAATTAAGTTTCCAGAGATTCTAACATTTGCAGCAGCATTTGTTGAGGTAATTCCAGCACTTCCGCGAGAATCTCCGAAAACGTTCCCGAGAACTGTTACTGAGCCCGTAGAAGTATTTGAAATGCCAGCAGTAGCTGCTCCGTTAATGATCCCGTAGAATGTTACAGAACCTGTAGATGTATTTGAAATAGCAGCAGCTGCAGAAGGACCTGGAGGAGCTCCGTTCGCATTTCCGGTACTAATTAAAGCACCGCTTCCGTTATTCGATATTGCTTGACAACCGTTGTATCCGCCAAGTGTGGATCCAGTGTGAGTTAAATTTCCGGAACCTGTGATCGTCACCCCGTTTACACCTATTCCAAATCCGCCTGTAATATTTCCAATAATAACTGACGAATTTGTTCCAGAAAGAGTTACGGTTTCTATACCCCCCGATCCACCTCCAAAAATGTTGGCAACTAAAGTAGTTCCGTTATTTAGATTAAATCTTCCGCTATTAGATCCACCATAGGCAATTCCATTTGTAATATTATCACAAGTAACATTTCCAGTAATCTGAATTGTAAAAGTATTAGCAATAGCATTATCACCAATTGTCGGAACAGTTGTAGCAGACATACTTCCAGCTAGTAACGACCAGATTGATGGGTTGTTAAAGTCTCCATTAGATCTTGCAAATTTGTTAGCCATATTATAAAATTAGTTTGAGAATGATGCGATAATGTTACCAACGCTTTGAACCGTTGCCGAGTTCTTTAAACGAGCTCCCAAGGTATTAGAAGATGTCAAAGAAGCAACGGAAGTATCAAATAACGCTGCAGGGGTTAAGAAAGCTGTTCCAACTGTATTATCAACAGGAACGCCAACACTTACAGAATTTTGAGAAGGAACCTTGCAAGTCCCTATCAAAGTTCCGTCAGCAAAAGATGTTCCAAATCTTACAGCAGAGACAGGAGGCATTGAGAAGGCACTCAACGAATCTATTGAGAATTGATTGACATTGGAGTATTGAATGAAAGAATTTTTAGGAATTGGATCAACAACATAACGAGTGGCATAAATTGCTGCAGTTCCGTTTGAATGATTGATAATGTTTCCAGAAATTTTGTTAATTGCGGAAGCATTTGAAGAAACAAAAGCATTTGTTGCAGAGGTTGCTATAACGTTTCCAACAATGATTGCAGTGCCTGTTGAAGAATTGTTAATGCCATATGCAGTATTTCCGGTTCCTGCTGTGACGTTTCCAATAACAATTGCGGTGCCTGCTGAAGAGTTGTGGATGCTGTATGCAGCACTTCCAGTTCCTGCTGTGACGTTTCCTGTTACAATAATGGTTCCTGCAGAAGTATTTAAAATGCCAGCATTACTTGATCCTGTTCCAGCAGTAATCGAACCAGTAAAATTAACAATTCCTCCTGCAGCGTTTGTAATACAACTGCAATTGCTTTGACTAGAGTTTGATCCAATTAGTGTGCCAACTACAGTAAGAGTTCCAGTTCCGGTATTTCTCGTCGTGCTGTGCCCAGCCGTGCCGGAAGCTCCGTTTATTGTTCCTGCTATTGTACCTGAATTTGTTCCCGACAAGCCAACGGTTTCGGTATTCGTAGTTATGCTGAGAATTGTAGCAGTCATTACAACACCATTCAACAAATTAAAAGTACCACCTGCAGTTGCAGTAGTTGTTGCACCATCCTTCCAAAGTCTAGAAGTAGCAGAAGCATTTGTTACAGAATTTACAGTAACATTCTGATCAACATGAATTATAAAGGTATTGGAATAAACATCATCATTAGCTGCAGGAGCATACAAAACTCCTCCAGTTCCCCAAGGAGATGTTGCAGGATTTGTATCTGACCAGTTTCCGGATCTAAAAGCTCTTACGTTTGCCATATTATAAATTTATATTTTGTAAAACGGTTCCAACATCAGAGACTGTTGCAGAATTTGCAAGTCTTTTGAAGATAGTTCCGTCAGTTGTTAAAGTGTTAACGTTCGTATTCCAGACATTTTGAATGTCTTGAGAATTTAAAATTGATGTTCCGGTAGTTTGTCCAACAAGAGTTCCGAAAGATACAGAACCAGCAGAAGGAACTACCATTGTTCCAGAAAGTTGAACAGGAATGTCAACAACAACTCCAGAAAGAGAAGAAACTGCTGCATAAGCTGTTCCAAGAGCTACTGAAGAAGCATGAGGAACATAAGTAGACGAATAAGCTTCCGGAGCAAAGTATGTGACGTATGTGCCTGTTCTATCAACAGATTGTACAGTTGCACTATCAAACATTTTTGGATGAACAAGATATCTTGCACAATAAACTGCTTGACGGCCACTAATAGAATTTACAAGAGTTCCTGTAAATTCATTCCTTGCAGCAGTGCTTGAAGAAACTACTCCATGAGCATTAACGGAAGATGTAATTGTTCCAGAAACTAGAAGAGTTCCAGTAGAGTTTTGAAATACTGCAGGAGCAGCAGAGCCTCCAATTAAATTGCCATTAATAAGCACAGTTCCAGCAGAGTTGTTAAAAACCCCATAAGCTGTTGCATTTGAACCGCCAGAAATTGCTCCTGTAACAGTAATACCTCCTAAGCCAGCATTTGAAACTCCATAAGCAGCTGCAGAGGAACCACCAAAAATGCGTCCATATACTTTTACAAAATCAAATCCTGATGTGTTAACAGTCAAGCTTGTTGTTGTTCCTGCTATAACTCCGCTGTTTGAAGTTGTAATAGTATAAGGCCGTAAAACGTTAAATGTTCCACCAGCTACTGCATAACCAGAACTCAAAGTAGTCCTCAAAGAACCAACATTAACATTCTGATCGATTTCAACCGTAAAGTTATTCGCAAAGACATCATCTCCAACACCTGGAGTTACATCCCAAATGCTTTGCGACCATTTTCCTGATGCTGTAGCTTTGCGAGCTGGCATGATTAAAGTCCTTTGACGTTGATGTAATTTTGAACAGCAGCATAAATGGCTGCCATTGCTTCTTGTTCAGCTCCGGAAATGCCTTGGGTAGTTCCAACGAGAACTGACTTAACATTTTCTTCTGAAGTAACACCATTTCCTTCTGCGTCTAAGCGAGTTGGAACCAAACGCATTGCTGCATTGGCTTCAAAAGCTCCACTCTTAAAAGAAGAACAAATTGCAAGGTTGGCTGAAAAGAAGGGAAATACTTCTCCGTCGACCGTGATTGGATTATTAGTTGTCATGTGTTTAATTTTTTTAGTTGTTAAAATCTAGTGAATTTGCTACTGCTGAAAGTGCTTGAGTCGTTACAACGTTCTTTAAACGAGCTCCAATTGAATTTGAAGTATTTAACGTTGCAATTGATTGATTCAAGAGACCCTCAAGCGTTATCGAAGCTGTTCCTGAAGTTGTTCCGACAGGAGCTCCAAAAACAACTGCAGAAGCAGGAGGAAGAGCCATCGAACCACTTAAAGTATTATTACTATAAACAGTACTTAGAACAACATCTGAAGAAGCTGGATAAGAGAATGTCGCATTTGATGTCCAGTAATCTGCATAAGAATCATAACCATTTACAGCTTGTCTTGTATAAGTTGCAGAAATACCTGGGAAGACTTGATAACGAGGAGCATTAATGGCTTGACGACCATTTGGAGCGTTTATGATGTTTCCACCAAAAACTGAAAGGGCAACAGTAGTCGAGGTTCTGAGTATGCCTTCAGCAGCATTAGATGAACTGATGTTTCCGTAAATTAAAATTTCACTATTAGTTGTAGTGTTAATTCCTCTTGCTATAGAGCCAGTTCCTCCAAAAATATTCCCTGTAATAGAAAGCGTTCCTGTAGTATTTGTTAAGCTCAAGCAATGAGAGCTTGAACCAGTTCCTCCAGTAGCGTTGCCAATAATAGAGCCTGATGCTGTTCCTGATAAAAGCATGCAAGCTGTCGCGGTAGAACCTGCAAGCAAGTTGGATGCTATCACCGCTCCGTTATTAATTCCAAAAGTTCCTCCAGCAGTTCCTCCATATAAATTACTGTTTGTAATATTGTCACAAGCAACATTTCCAGTAATTTGAACGGTAAAGTTATTGGATATAGCATTATCCCCTACACTAGGAACAGTTGTGGCTGAAAGTCCAGTTGCTGACAAGGACCATATAGAACTGTTATTGAAATCTCCGTTAGACCTTGCAAATTTGTTTGGCATATTTTATTAAATGTAAGAAGCAGTTAAACGGTCATTCCAAGCAACATTCGATGCAACTCCAGTAGAAGCTACAGAGCCATCAAGGGCAAATGTTACTTTTGTGATTTTCCAAGCAGAAGCTGAGTTTGAAGAACCAGCAACAGCAACTCCGCAATAAGAAGAACTTCCAACAAGATCAAAATTTCTTGCAGGTTCAACCCACGAAGCAGAATTAGCATTGACAAAAGTTGAAGCTTTGTCAATAATTGTTTGAACGGTAACTCTTTGGTTTGCGGAACCTTCAACAATAGGAAGGAATGCTGTAAGAGTAGGGTTTAACGTTTCGTCAAATTGAGAGATTTTTTTGTCGGCCATAAAAGCATATTTCTATTTATTATTTAAATTTCAATTTTCTTGTAATTCCAAAGCAATTTGTCCAGATAGTTCTTGAGTTACATAACCAGACTCATCTTCTAGAAGAATTGTGTCATAATCAATAGGAAGAGGTCCTGCTCGAAATATCACTTTTCCGCAAAATTTAGTATTATCGGTAATCTTAATAAAAGAAGCCATACCATTACTTATTTAAAATGAATTAATTTTTTCTTGCAGAAGCAAAAAAACTCCTGTTAGAATGCGGCTTTACACATAACTCAGCGAAGTTCTGTTGTTCCAAACCGCATTAGAAGCAATCCCTTGAGCAGATATTGTTCCTGTAGCAGTATAAACAATTCTTGTAATGGACCAAACACCCTGAGAAGTTAAAGATCCACTTGGCGCAATTCCGGAATAAGAAACTGTATTTGGAGAATAACTCATATCAAACTTTTTTAAAGAACTCCAGGTTGCAGAAGCAGATCTCACGAGAGTGTTAACATTTTCATCACCACTTCCTTCACTATTTCCTGTAACTCCTAATAAGCTACTACCATCCCCATAAATCTTTCCGACAACACTCAGATTGTTTACATATGTAAAATTTTCAGCATGACTTGTAATATTAGAGCCAACAATAAAACTGTTTGCATGATTTAAATTATTATCAGATCCTCCAATAATTGCTCCATACTCAGCCGATAAACCAATTTTATTATTAATACCACTTCCAATAAAACTAAAATCCGAAGCAATATCATTATCTTCACCGTTTGCTATTGTTGATCCAGATCCTGAAACATTGTTATTATTGCCGTTTAAAACACTTCCAAATACTCCAGTAACCGAACCGTTGCCATATTGAATATTGACTGAATTTAACGTTTGGTCAAAGATATAAGGAAGCTGTGAAGAATTTAAAAACGAGACAACTTCTTCATCTGTTGTTTTTGTAAACAATTTTCCATCTGCAGCATTTACAGCAAGCTCACGAAGTTCTATAGACGTAAGAGCAGGAACTTTGCTGGGAACATTACTTCCTTTTAGTAAAATTTTAGAGGCAGACAGCGCAGACATTGTTCTTATTTATTTGTTCGAAGAACAATTTTCACGGAATTTTGGTTTAGTTCGATATCGAATTGGTCTTTTGCTTTGACGAGTGAATAATTTTTTTTGTTCTTTATAGTTAGAAATTGCACTAGTCGTTGTAGAAAAAGATTGCACCGAAAATAAATTTTTGAGTTTTTGCCACATATTAAAAAAATCCTGGATCGTGTACTGCAGAAGGTTGAGGTGTGGTTGTTCCAATATAAAGAGTATTACTGACTTCATTAACAGCTAACTCACCATGAGATAATGAAGGAGGAGGACCAGAATCACCACTTACTCTTCTTTTAATGCAAATTGTTGTGTAAATTCGTCTTTCCTCCATTGCATTATTTAACAAGTTTTTGCAAAAAAAGAACCCTGAGCCATTGCTGACTCAGGGTCTTTAATTTTTTAGTATCTGTTAATTTCTTAAGATACAAATTTTACGTTTCCGTAGAATTTTGCATTTCCTTGAATCTTAACGAATGCTGCAACTGGAGCAGAACCAATTTCGTAACCGGTTCCAGAGTTATAAAGAGCAGCAATTTCAGCGCTGTTCAATGCTCTGTCCCAGATACCAATTGCGTCCACAGACCCCTCAGTGTTTCCATCAGAACCATAACCTATTGTTAGTGTTGTTCCATTAGTTAATGTAGAGCGGTACTGCGAATCTTTGAGTTCACCATCAATATACAACATCCAAGTTTCATTGTTTGTTTTGAATAAAAGATGGTGCCAATTACCGTCATTTACTATTTCGCCAGAAGAAACTCCATCTCCATAAGGGCTTACAATAACAGACTGTGAGTCGACATAAAACAACACAAGCTCACCCGCTGTCGGTGTTCCGTAATACAACGGTACCTGCGGATCCGTTTTTGTCGAATTGAACCAGAACGAAATTGTTCTGTTCTGTGCTCCTTGGGGTAGCGACGCCATATTAACATCCAAATAATTACTGCCATCAAACACAGCAGCATTTCCAATCTTGCCAGAGGCAAATGAGACGTTATTGTTGTTTGTTAATGTGTTTCCGTTTCCAGAAGAATCAGAAGTGTCATCTAGTTTGTAAAATGCTTGAAGACCGCTTTCTAAGTCAATAGGAGCAGGTAGCTCTAAACCGTTTCCAGAGTTATAAAGAGCAGCAACTTCTGCACTATTTAAAGCTCTGTCCCAGATACCAACCGCGTCGATTTGTTTTGCAGGGCCACGTGAAAAATCCGGCTCGCCGTTGATTCCGAATGGTCTATCTGAGTTATCGCTCAAATCTAATGTGTAGGAATTATCCGAAGCAACAGAAGCTCCATCAACATACAATGTTCCGCTACCAGCGTTGGACACCAATACGATATGATGCCATGTATTCGTTGAGAGAACACCTGAAGAACTTGCTGCATTCCATGAAGCCATATCCCCAAACTGAATGCTTCCGTCCGCCATGGTATAAAATCCTGCTCCTGCAAATTGTTGGAGCAATATATCATAATCATTTAATTCAGGAGTGTTTACCCAACATCCAAAAGAAAACGAAGTTCCAAGGTCAAATGGAGAAACTGATAAACAATTTGTTCCATCAAACACAGCGGCATTTCCAATCTTGCCAGAGGCAAAAGAAACGCCGTCATTATTGGTAAGAGTTTTGTT